TTTGTTAATTTTTGCTTTCATGACTTCCTATTTTTGATTTCTTCTGTTAATTCCTTTTCCAATCTCTCATACAACTTCACATAATCCTGCCAATTGGCACTTTCAAGATTAAGAGCCTCCTTCAGGAATTTCTTTGCATGCACATCCCTTATCACCAATACATCTTCCAAACCATATAGCGTCAAACCATACTGAAATGGCGTGTAGTTCGGATATAAAAATACGTTATAGACTTCCGTATTCAGTAGTACATTAACATCGGAAGGTCCTGTTTCTCCATTACATATTTTTGCTCCCATTTCAGGAGGGAATGAAATGAATGCTATTCCTTCCTGATTTGCCAAACCTTTTACCTTGACAAGGAAATAGGTGGCTTCACTTGTTAAAATTGTCTTAACAGCATCTAACAAGTCCATGACTCATTGTTTTTTAAGCGTTATCATAACCTTTTCTTCTCAATACCCTGATTTTGGTGGGTTTGGTTTTCCTGGACAATGAGATAAATCTATAATCCCTTCTCTTACAAAAATCCTTTGCCAACTCCAGGGATTTCTCATAGTCCTCGAAGCACCTAAAGGGCATTTTTACTACCCGTCTTGTTACCTTGTTAGCTATTCTCAATGTTCTTACTGCATACATATCACATAGGTCTTTGGTAATACAATGTTTGTGGTGAAACATCAGCTGACTGTAATCCATAATAATCAAACTCCGCATTGTTCTTTCTACATTGAACAATGGAGGATAAGGCTCTGTCTAACTCCTCAATCAATTCCCTCTTTTTATTCCCAAACCTTAAACTTCTCAACCTCTGTATGACTTTACATGAATGTAGTACGGTGGTGTGGTCTCTTTTCCCGAAGTAAGTACCCAACCTAGATGAGGAACTTACTCCGTACAGCATACCAAAATAATGGCATAACTGCCTCGGAAATCTAACCTCCTCCTTCCTGCTTCTTGAAGCTCTCAGGTCGTAAGATGTTAGATTAACAAATTTGGATAACACCACCCTTTCAATATCTACTTCATTTAGGTAGATATTGTTTTTTCCGTTATGCTTCATACGTCTCATTTTACTTTACTTGTTTGGTTATGTATCGAGACTTCAAATATCTTATCCGCTTCTCTGCTCAGTTCTTCCTCATGTGTTATAATGATGAACTGTATTCCTAACCTACGTGAAATTTCCTTCAACATCTCCGAGGCACGGGACTGATAGTTTGTACTCAAATACCTGAATGGCTCATCCAATATAATTGTATTTCTTGAATGAGGTCTCTTCATGCTCCAGGAAGCTATACGCAAGGCAAATGAGGCAACATCTATCGCTCCTACTCCTGAAGCTTCAATTGGGTCAATTTCCAGTTCACCTCGCACAAACTTTAAATCACATTCCGTTTTATTTCTCCTCTGCACAAACTCCATTTTCATTTCATAAGGGTCATCAAACACAGTATTCAACGCCATTGTGGTTATATCAGAAATGTGAAACTGCAATTGCTCCTGCGTTTTTTGACCCACTAACCTCACTATTTCCCGTGCCTCTTCATGCTCTCTCAAGGAGATTCTGCAATCACGTATCTGCTGCTTGATACGATTGAGGCTGGACTGAATCTGAGCTTTTCTTCCCCTCAGTCTCTCAACCTTCTCCCTAAGCGAACCTATTTCCTGAGATATGTTCATATCAAAATGTTATATTTACTGTACAGTTCTCCAATGGACTTTTCAATTGACTTCTCCTGCTCTTCAATTTCCTTGCTCATTTTCTCAATCAATTTCTTTGCCTCTTCAAGGCTTTCACAATTAAATTGCGTCTTCAATTGCTCCAATAACATTTTCTTTTGACCTGATAATTCAGAGATTCTCATCTTTGCATTTTCAACTTCTCGTTTCAGGTCCAGAAGTGATTTGGTATCAAACTTTTTCATTTTCAATTGATTTATAAATGATTTCCTTTACTCTTTCATGTACTTTATTCGCTTCAAAAAATATCCTGAGGTTATCCTCAAAGGACATCTCTGCCTGCCAATCCGAATCCAACCTGGAAATAAACGCCTCAATTCTTTCATTCCTCTTCTCCACCTCTTCAATATGCTCCCTTGAAATAACACCCTCCTCAATCGGTATAAACACAGGTTGAACCTTGTTCTCCTTGCCAAACCAAAGATACACTCTTGGTTTATGCTCCATCTGGTCCGCTGTCTGCCTCATCAGAGAACCCGGATTGACAAGCAGGCGTCCTTGAAATTCCTCGACAAAGGAAATATGATTATCACCCGTCAAAATCAAATCAAAGCTCTTAAACTTCCTCAGTAACCCACCAGCCATACCACCTGATGCACCTGGGAAAGGTGGAGATTGGTATGTGAGGTGGTGCCAAACCAATATGCTTCTACCGTTGATGCTCATGCTCACTCCTGTCGGATTTTGTCCGAAGTGATAACCCTCAAGCAGCACCACCTTCTCCGCACTCACCAAAGTATAAACTCCACTTTTGTAAGCCAGCTCAAGGTTGTGGCGTGGAATATCATGCTGTCCAAGAACGGTATAGAACTTCTTTGGCAGATGCTCAATTGTCTTGCTCAGGAGATAAGGTGAAGGTTTCCAATGATGAAACAAATCACCTGCATGCAGTACAGGACAATCATACCTCCTCTGCAAATCAGAAATAAAATCAACTTTTCTCCACATAGCTTCTTCAAAATTGTCCTTCCTGCAAGTAGGAACATCCTCTCGCAAATGCCAATCTGAAGTCAAAATGGCATCAGGACGTGTGGAGATTACTGTTTTACGTTCCATTTTTCATCCTTTTTTACAATACTACCACATAGCGGACACACATCAGGCATCTCCCTCTCAAACAATTCCATTTTTTCCTTCACCATCATTTCATACCTTTCAATCTCACTTTCCACATTTTCAATTTCAGCTATTTTCTCCTCAAACTCCATCAAATGCTCATGTAGTTCTTCAACCTTTTGTATGTCCGAAATTATCGCACTTAACGAACCTTCCATGCTCACCAAAGTCCTCTCATACTTCATCTGCTCGTTTGTACTCTCAATCTTAGCCAATATTCCCTTGAGGCGTTCCAACCTTTCCTTCATTGCCTCATGCTCAGATATCCTATCCAAAACATTATTCAACAATCCTTCAATCTCAACCACATAGGACATCTTCTCAATTTCCTCCTCATTATGAGAGATGGTATGGATGATGCGTGAAAGGTTTCCTAATTTACTTCTCAAATCTGTGTTTGCTTTCCCCAATTCCTCCAGCACCTCCACTTCCATTGAGAGTTTGTCCACGTAATCATATTGCTCCAATTCCGAGGTTAGCTTGGTCTTCTCCTGCTCATAAAACTTCAGGTTCTGGGACAACTCTCTTATCTCACTATTTATTCTCTGAAGTGAAACATCAATCACATCCAAATTGGCTACTCTGTTAAAATGCTGTGCAACCACTCCTGGTGTTTCACTTAACAGGAACGGTGCATCTAATTGCCTTTGAAGGTTAATCACATCAATGTTCAAAGCCTTTAAAACCTCTTCAGGCACTTCACTTTTAAAGGCTTTAAACACATAATCATTCAGCACGTATTGGTCCTGCTTATTGTCTTTAATACGCTTTACCACTATCTCGTCATCCAATACAACCTCGACGGAGGTTTCTCCACCTTGCCTTCTTCTGATAACATCACCTTGAGGTCTATTCCATATCAGCCACCTCAAGGCTCTCAAGATGGCAGTTTTGCCACTATCACTTGGACCAATGATAATGTTAACACCTGGTGAAAATTCCAGGTAGGTGTCCTTGTGACTCTGCACATTTTTTAAATGTAACGATTTTAACATTTAAGCATGTACTTTTATATATTATACGTAAAATCTTTTATTTAAGCTGTTTATTTCGCGGGGAAATTAGCTTTCTTATTTTAGCTTTGCTATGTACTGCTAAGTATTTCTTCAATCTCCTATCCCTCTTTTCCATCGTAGTGAAGAAATACGTCGTATTGTTATTATCATCCAACTGAAACCCCCACATCTTTAAAACGTTAGGAGACTTCCTCAATTTCTTGATTTGCTCCTTCATCAAGAAAGCTCTTTCCTCCGGAGTGGCATCCGCAGGTATCGGGTCCTGATTTCTTCCACTTGAACATCTCATAGTCTAAACCTCCTTACTTCTGTAAAGATAAAAGATAATCCCTCTTTGCAAGCTCCAGCAGGCAGATTGCATCCGCTTCGTTATCATTGTCCCCTGTATAACCAAACCTTTCTCTTGCAGCCTTTTTCATCATTTCCTTGTTTGCATTTCCTTTACCGGTGGCAAACTTCTTTATCTCCTGCGAGGAGTATCCCCGATATGGTACTTCTAGGTCCTCGCAAACAACCTTCACCTGTCCCTGCAATTCAGACTGCACAATCACCGCTCCAACATGCCTGCCTCCAGGTCTTTCAAAGACCACCATATCCACTCCTTCCGATTTTATTGTCTCCAGCAATTTAGCACGAAATCTTATCAATCTCATGCCTCCGCTCTCATCCCTTCTTGGAGTTAGGTCCCATACACCATAGATATTGTTATTTGTGTCTACATTGATAGCCCAACCGCAATGTGTGGCTACGTCTAATGCCAATATTTTGTTCATATCACTTACTTCTTTTTACTTATCCACAATTCATATAAAGCTTCGGATTCAGGGCAGTCAAGATACTGAACCAACCACAACTCCGCTTCACCATTGCCACGAACAAAACGACGTAACATCACACGTTCAGATGGAGTACAATCTGGGCAGGTTCCACCTGTTAACTCCACTATATCACCAGGTTTCCATGTAGGTTCATTCATTTCCTTCCCTCCTTTTAGGTTTTCTTTGACTTTCAAATTGATGCTCAATTCTATTCCAAAGCAATATAACCTCTTGCCTCAATTCCTCTTCCCTATTCTCACCTTCAATCTTTTCAATAGCTGCCTCAATGCTATTTCCTAAGGATTCACCATTTAAAGTATAGGTGGACTTTCCTGAATAGGTTTTAAGGAACTGAAGGTTTTGTCTTATGTCATCAATACCGTAATCAAACAGTATTGTTACGGGAGCCACATGATAAGGTTTCCAAATTGAACTCTTGAAAACCTCAACTTCAATTTCTACTCCTATGACACGTTTGATATCCTTACCATTAACCTTTTTCTCCTTCTTTATCTTGTCCAGTATTTTTGTTCTCAATCTAAGGCTGGAGTAAAAAGCAATAGCCTCTCCTCCTGGTGAAGTGTATTTCTGACCATAAGGTCCAGCATCAATATTTTGCCTTATCTGATTGCTACAAACCATCAGATAATTTTTCTTGGCTAAGATGCGGCAGGTTTTTCTTAATTCTTCACTGAACTCCTTGGCTCTCCTCATTCCCATTTTATCCCCTTCCTTTGCCTCCATTTCCAAATCGGTTGAGAGTGCCGCCAAGGAGTCCGCCATTATGCCATGTATCGTTGTTTCATCACCACCAGGTTCCCATTCTCGTACCGCTTTAAACACCTCGGTAACCGTATCAGGTCTGGTGTAAATTCCTTCCTCAAGCTTCAATCCAAACATTCTGGAAAATTGGGGGTTTAATCTTGCCTCAGGGTCATTGAACATAACCTTACCACCCTTCCTCTGTATATCACCTGCAATTTCGGACAGCAGTACTGTTTTACCACTACCGCTTGGTCCGAATATCTCCACCAAAATTCCTCCAGGTAATCCTCCACCTCTGACTCTTCCACCTGAGATAGCCAAATCCAGCAGTGTACTGCCGGTGCTAATGTTATTGCCAAGAAATACACCATCGTACTTCTGAGGACTTGACACCTTGGCAGAGTTGATGTGGTTTTTAACCTGTGCAGATAAAGTAGATTCCCCTTTTCTTATCATCATGGTTTCAGTTCATTTAGTATTGTTTCAACATAGACTGACTTGATAGATGCGTTTCTTAATGTGTATTCAACTGCCTCCTTAAACCTGTCAAAGCTCAAACCTTTAAATCCTTTGTAATTTTTATCCCATTCCTCCTGCAACTTATCTGCAATGTTCCTTAACAGGACAATATCAGGTTTCTCTTCCCTGCTTCGGTGAATCCAATCTTCCACTATCCTTAATAGTAGTTCGGATTTGGTAATACCTTCGGCATGGGAATACAAGAAAAGATATTCGGAGATGTGCAAAGGCACTTCAAACGTGACACGTTTGGTCAGATTTAATTCTGCCATGCTCCTCTTCGTTCCTATCCCCCTTAATGAGGAAGGGAAGGAAGAGGTACCACTCCTTTTCCTTCCCATCTCTTTATACATTTCTTGCATCGTAGCAGTCGTCCCACTTCTCGCAATCACCACACTCATCAAACTTCTCAAAGTCCTTACCTAACTGATGACCGTGTGGACAACCAGAATTGTTAGGTTGAGGTTTTTGAGGAGTATTGCGAGTAAATACAGGTTTTGGTTTTGCCTCCGCTTTCGGTTTGCTTGCAACCTTCACTTCCTCCTTCTCCTCATCTGTTTCCTTTTCCTCCTCCACCACTCTCTCCTTTGCAATAGGTTTACCTACCGTTGGCTTGGTTACAGTGGCAACCTTAGGTTTACCAATGTGCTTGACTTCCTTCTTCTCATCATCCTCACCTGTTCTAAATGGTAGCTCATCCTCATCTTCCTCTTTCCTATCGGTGGTATCCATCTCATAAAATCTGCTCTCCAATTCCGAGTAGGAAAGCACATTTAAAACCTCATCCAAGTTAGGTACGTCTTTAAGCACCTCCTCATCATAGACACGTTCCCTTTCAAGGAAGTCAATTCTGGAAGCTTCAGCAAACGGTTGGCTGTTACCGATTGTGGAGCTATCAAACCTTATTCTCAGGGTCAATCCTTCCTTCAGGTCGGGGAAAATTCCATTGTCTGGGTTATCTCTCAATTCCTCATTGAGCAGGTTCTGTAATAGGAATTGGCTGACATCCATGATGTAAATTCCTTCCTCATGCTTTTTGCTATCAAGAGGAACAACAATGTAAAGATTTCTCATCGAAGGCTTCAGCAAATCTGTTTCCTCCTTCTCTGCACCTTCTCTGATTCTTTTTGTTCTGTACTCACAAATCGGACATCTTTCCCCGATTGAAGTCCTACAGACATAGGTTTCATTATTAACACCTATGTTCCTGTGTACCTTGAATGGTCTTTTGTACCAAAGTGTACCAGGTAGAGCTATCTCATTCTCATCATCACGGTCAGGGTGTTTTTCATCCGTAACCACGTAAGGGAGAAAATCAAGTTTTACTCTACTGCCTGGTTCAGGTGAAAAAACCATTACGTTTCTTGGGAGGTTCAGGTAACCGTAGGAGGACCTTGACTCCTGCTGCCTCTTGGCATTTGCGGCTGTTTTTTCACGAAAAGTTTTTCTCTGATTCATAGTCAACAATTTTTAGTTAATTTTTCTTTTAATGTTCTTACCAACTATTTGATTTGCATGTTTGTTTTCACGTTCCTTGGTTATATCTCGTGGCACTCTTGGTCCTGCAAAGTACTGCTGACCGTGTAGCTTCACAAGATTTTCCAGGGCATCCTTTCTCTGTTCGAATGCCTTTACAACAAGCATTGCCAAATCCGACTCATACTTTGCATCGGCAACGGCTTTGCTTGCTCTTTGATACTCCTCGGAAGTTACAATAATGGAGGAAACCGCTGTATCCGTAACCTTGGCAAGTCCGTAGCGTTCCGGGTCTGTTCTTATGGACTTGTCCAACTCGGCTCTCACCACTTCTAACTCCTCCTTAGCCAAATCATACCTTTTCCTCATCTCTGCGGCATATTTGGCATATTTAACCATCAACCTAGGCTGCTCAAGCCATTCCACATCTAATGCAGTTTCATCGATGTAGATTTCCCTTTCATAATTGAAATTCTCTTCCATAGCAATTGAATTTTAGATTTTTGAATACATCTCATATATATCATTTTTAAAGTCCTTAATCACCTCATCACGGCAACTATCCATAAAGCCCCCAAATGCTTCACTTATCATGCTCTTTTCAGGTTCAGGCAACTCATTTATCATACTCGTTTTGATTGTTTCCGTCAAGGCTTCCTTGTTCAATTCCTTCAACTCATGAATTGAGCTTTCCAATGCCTTGTCTATAACCTCTTTTCTGGAGAGCTTCACCAGGTTCTTCAGGAAAAATACAGCCAATCTATTTTGGTATCTTTCCTTAATTTCATTAATCAAAAACAAAAACTTTCCAACTGATTCCATATTACGATTACTTTTAAGATGAGACTGAATAACAAGCATAAACAACTCCTGGAAATCCTACATCATACATAGGTTGTAGGAACGCTTCCAACACCGCCGCTGCCTTATCATTCTTACCATTCAACAGTACTGATTGACAATACTTCAGCACAACTCTTCTAATATCCTCCGCTTCCTGGTCCTTTAAACCGGACAGGATGCGGGAAACAGTATTCCAACCTGAACCATTTACCAATGCTCTACACAATTCAATAATCTGTGTTTGATTTTCCAAATCTTTCTTTGCAATTTCTAACCTTTTCTCAGGAGGAACATTCAACACCTGCTCCAATATCTGTATGGCGTTTCTTGGTCTTCCCTGACTTGTCTCAATTATCTGAGCCAGCACTTCACTTTCCAACTGGTGTCCTTCCTCCCTTGCAATTCTTCTTAACAGTCCCGACAACAATTGCTCGGATAGAGGTTTAACCTCAAACTGACTGCACCTACCTCTCAGAGTTGGAATTAACTTCTGAGGGTCAGTGGTGCAAAGTATAAAATACACATGACTTGGTGCATCTTCCAAAATCTTTAATATGGCATTCTGAGCATCATTTGTTAACTTATGCACCTCATCAATTATCCAAACTCGGCATTCACTTTCAAGAGGCATATACTGACTTTGCCTTATGATTTCACGCACAGTATCAATGCCTCTAAAGTCTGCGGAATTAATTTCCAGCAAATCCAATCCTTTACATCCTAATCTATCCGCAACTATTCTTGCCAACGTGGTCTTACCACATCCTGTTTGTCCATAAAACAGGATGGTGTGAGGAAACCTGCTCCTGTCTTGTAGCATACTGTTCAAGGAGGCAATCACTTCCTTATTTCCTCTTACCTCCTCAAAACTTTTTGGTCTATACTTTACGGCTAAACTCATTTTTTTAATATATTATACGTAAAATTTTTTATATCTAGACATTCATTCCTTCATAACCCAACTGCCGTCCACAGGTGAAACCTGTATATCTATTTCCATTGGAACGATTATCCATGGCCATGCCTTTCTCAAATCTCGACACATAACTTGGTGAAGGGTTTTCCTCACCATTTCCAACTCATCAGGATGCACATCTAACAGCATTGAGTCATGGATTTGACCAATCAATCTTGAATCCCATTTACTCTCTCGGCTAATCCTATCAATTTCAACAAATGACCAAAGCAAACAATGAAACGCCGAGCCCTGTATTGGATAGTTTATACAGTCATTTTTGCCCATCAAACCGCTGCACCTAAAACCTGTCGGCATGTCAATATAACCATACTTTTGATAGGTTTTCCACCAGCGTTCCTTCCAGGCAGCATAATCAGGAAACCTATCCTTCCAAAAATGCTCTTCAACAGCCTTTACATGCTCGACAAACTTATCAAAGGAATTTATGCCTTTTGAAATCAAATGGTCTGATAGGGTGAAGGATTGAGTGTCCAGCGGTATTCCCATACCAACCGTCCATTTTCCCTTTGGCAACTTTCCCCAGGTGCATGCCAAATACTCCGCACAATTGGCATAATAATCACCATAAAACTCAGGGAATACAAATCCATTCTTTGCTGCCTGCCTTAGGACGTTATATTGTGAACTATGTCCATTAAACAGTTTACGGTCAAGCAAGAATATTTGACAAGCCATATCGGTGTGCATGTCAATTTCTTTATTCCGAATGTATTGAATCATCGTAGGGTCTTTATGATAGCAGGTAGCGATACGCACCTCAAGGCTTGAAAAATCAACCTCCACAAGCTGGTGTCCAGGTCTGGGATATAATGCTCTCCTTATGATTTGCATTGACTCCTTATCCCTTTTTGGAATGTTTTGAAAGTTAGGTGAATCTGAAGAGGAACGGAAGGTGCGTACAAGGTGCAAATTGAAAATAGGATGCAAATATCCTCCTTCCTGCTCCTTGATAAACGCTTCTAAATATGTATCCCTAACCTTCTTCAGCTTCCTTATCCTTATCAAGTCCTCCAGCTCAGGAATGCCTAACTGCTTTAATGCTTCCTCATCCGTAGCACCCTGACCAGATTCAGTTAGATATGGAGGTTTCAACTTCTTTACATTATATAGGAAGTGTGCCAACTGAGGATTGGAGTTTAGGTTAACTCTGCCCATCGAATGCTCCCAATGTCTGTAAAATTTGCTATTCTTGAACTTCTTTTCCAACTCCTCAATTGTTTTTGTCAATTCACTTCTCTGTTTCTCCACATACTCCAAATCAATTCGAATGCCTGCCCTTTCGGCTCTGGACAAGGCTAACATGCCCTTATGAAAAAGAGTATAGGCTTCCTTTGTTCTTGGATTAATTTTTATCATACGTTCATAATCTTTTTCTGTAACATGGCTAATCTGTAGGTGAAAATGCTATCTAACCCATTGTAGGTTAACACCTTCCTCAGAATGGCTGGAGATTTAATCGCTTCCTCCAAATCCTCACCGAGAGTGTCAGCGACGTCCGATTCATAATCAACAACTCCGAAGTTCACGTATGCTTGAAACTTCAGTGAAGTTATACCAGGTCTGTTATCCAATATGTGGCTTGCCAGCATCGTATCCCAATCCCAACCTTTTACTTCAATACCAAATCTAACAGAAGACCAATTGTCCTCAAATTTAATATTATGTGCCATTTTCGGTATTTTCTCGTCGGTTAATAATCTTAACAATGGCTTCCTTCCTTCCCTGCTTGCTGGCAACTTGAAGGCAAAACAGTGGTCCTCCGAATCTGCAATTGCAACGGTGACAATCCTGCTGCCTGGGGAATATGGTTTCAACCTGTTCGTTTCATAATCAATTGCAATCGGTCCTTGGATATTATTCAACACGGACAAATCATCAATGATTTCAATATCTGGCTCTTTATATTTTGGAAAAGGAAGTTTCAAACACTCTTTCACCAAGGACAGGTCTTGTCTCCAAATAACTCCTGTAACGTCATCCGCACCTGCCCTCTCCACAAAATTTGGATGAAAAGTTGGTACCACCCACGCTTCAAAATCTTGGTCTGGTATTGCCCATCCTCTCCATTTCGAAATGCTTCCAAACTCCCTCTTCCAACGATATCCAATCAAGGATTCAACAGCGGTTGCTCCTAATAATACAATAACCTGAGGTTTGTTTTGATGAATGCACTCCAAGACGTTTTTACGGCAACTATCAATCTCAATAGATGTAGGAGTGCGATTGTTCCCTTTTTCATCCACAGGTCTGCAATTCACGGCGTTAATGTTAAGGCAGTCCTCAAACAGGTTTATTCCCATTTTTGCATACTGCTTTCTTAACAGTTCACCCGTCTTGCCTTGCCATGGCTTTCCCTTTTTATCTTCCCATTCCCCAGGTGCTTCACCTATGTTAAGAATTTTCTTCTTGAAACCTCCATAAGGTTCCATTTTTAGAGTGAGACAGTTTGCATGCAGTCCACATTGAAAGCACCCTGTCTTCCTTCCTCCAGGTCTGATTATAGATTCAACCTCCTTTTTCGAGAAAAATCCTTCCATTATGAAGCCTTTCTTCTTTCTTTCAAAGCTACCACATACTCCCAACCTTCCCCACGAAACTTCAACCTATTTTGGGAGACAACACATTCCAACGATTCCGTAAGCACATCCTTCAACAGAGATGGTACAACCACAAATTTGAAACCGGCACCATCATAGGCAAAATTGATTTCCTCTTCCACCCAGCTGCCATCCGAACTTGCTCTCAATATCAGCCTTCTGTTAACGGACTCCACTTCAACGGATTCATCAATGACCCTCCTACGTTTGGCAAATACGTGTACCCTATCCAAGGCTTCCAATATTGTCCTGGGAAGGATGACTTTTTCACCTTCCACGTTTAGATGAGGAGTGATGTCCACATAATCCTCTTCCAACACTCTGCTTGACAATATCGTTC